TCTCACCATCTGAATCCGTAATGCTCAGGACTAACTCTGGTTCACATGTCGGTGAGTGTTCATCTACTACAATTCCAAAACGAGCATCGGTAAACTCCCACTCACCACACCGCCAATTATCATCATTCATACTAATTCTCCTAAGTTAAAAAAAGAGGGGCGTTGCCGCCCCTTAAATGTCATCACACACGATGAACTCAACACCAGACTGCTCAAGCTCTGCCTTGTTGCAGAAGTAGCTACCGCGAGTATCGATCAACAGCACGATACCTGCCTCAGCACACCGCTCCATATCAGCGACAGACATCTCAGCATCAGTAAAGCAGAGATGTACATCGGCTGGCTCTTCGCCATTCTCTTCAAGCCAATCGACCTGAGAAGACATGTAAGTACCTCCACCGCTCTTTACCCCTGCATCGATCAACTCATAGGCATCGCTAATCTCAATCGCCTCAACGACACGAGAATTGACACCCAAGTACAACGTACCCGAAGTCGGATTCAACTGATCGATCAGAGCCGCACCTTCCTGCCTACAGCGAACACGAGATGACTGACTGACAGACCAGCTAATATCTTCAGACCAGATGATACGCTCTAAAGAACCAAACTGAGTTGGAGCAATCACACCAGAGGTCACATAACGCCTCATATTGATACGACCCCAATTGTCATCACCGCCCCGACCAGACTTGGCATTCAACTTCTCAGACAACTGCTCACGCCAATCGATCTCACTGGGACGCATGGATGCCTTACCAAGTGAACCTGCCTCATCATTATTTCCCCCAGAGCCAAACCCCTGATTTCGAGATTGCTCCTCAGCTTCCTCGATCAAGTCCTCGATCTCCTGTTGTGCTTGCTCCTCAGCTTGCTCCTGCTCCTCTTGAGTACCTTCATACTGAGGCAAGAAGTGATCGTCCTGACCATCGTGATCCGTAGGCTGTGGATAACTTTCTCCTTCACCTGACTCGTCAGGAGTAGTGTCATCGCCATCCTCATCTGTCTGGGGAGGCTGATCACTTGGAGCAGGATCTCCGCTAGGCTCACCGTCACCTTTCTCAGGATCTCCCTGATCTTTCTCAGGCTCAGGCTTGTCCTCTGGGTTGGGATACTTGATCAAGTAGTCCCTGAGATACACCTCCTCAAGAAGATCAAGCTCAGTCACAGTCTCATCGATGATCACATTCGCGCAAGGCACGAGACCTCGTGAGATCAGATACGAGTTGATGATCTTGTCAGCACAAGCATTCATCAGATGAAAGTCGAGATGAATCTTGCGGTTGCCGTGGTACATCACATATCCGCGCAAGCTATACTTCTTCGAGCGAATCATGTGAGCCAAGACAACGTGACCTACCTCGTGACCGATGATAAAAGCAATCATCAATGCGACCAATTCACCAGCGTCCCAGCCAGCCTTCATCCACTCACCATTGAGGTAGATGAAGTTGCCACAGGTTGCGGCTCTATCAATCTGCGTAGTCCACACAGTCTTGAGACCGCCAGCCACGACCCAGAGGTCAGGAGCCTTGACGGACAATGCAGTCAGGCCAGCCACATAAAATTTGTGGTTGGAATAAGACTCCATGTCTGCGAACAACTGCTTTTTGCCGCCACTTACTGCGATGGGCGGCTTTGCTACAGGTTGAGATGCGTTCATATTTAACCCCTTAAAATTGGAAACATGTCGCTGTACTTGACGATGAAAGCGTTGGTCTCATCACTGGTGTTAGTCCAGCGATTTTCCGTCATCAAGTTCAGCACCTTTGCACCAAGCGTGATACGAAGCTCAGGCAATGCGCGGAGGATGTAGGCGAATGCCGCCTCAGCCTGATCAGCATTTTCTGCGTTGGCTAAAGCGCGGTTACACGCAAACATCTGACTCCCCATACCGTCAGGCATAGAAGTCCCTTGTGGATCAGAGAATATCTCACTGGGGCTTGGGCAATCCATCTTGCTGATGAATCGCACGAGGGAAGTAGCCGCCTCGATCCCGATCACACCTGCAATCATGTCGCGTACCCATGCAGGGACAAACATAACGTCACCGCCATCGTTCTCAGTGGCAGAACCAAACTCAGCCTCAGCCATGTAGGTATCCAAAATCTCACCTGCATGCTCAACAGAACGTGGTGTACAAAACGGACGATCCTCACTAGGCACAGCGTGATCCCACGGAATATCTGCGGCTTCAAGCCACTCTCGTACAATTGGATTCCAACCCATCTTGTCCCAGTGCTTGAGGAAGCTAACCAGATGGAAGATCATCTCAGAAGAGATGACACGGTTGCGAAGCATGGCGAAGATGCGTCCTGCTCCTGACTTGTCAATGCTACGGTTTCCAGTTGCCGCCACGAAAACATTTTTCGGCAGATCCTGACCGTTGATTGAATGCTCAGAACGATCTTGAGAGTTTATGGTGATACGCTGTTCTGCGTCCCTCGCTTGTGGCAATTCGTCCCACAGCAGAATCACCGCTGTATACTGAGGCAATGCCAACATGCGTTTTGCGGCCGCAACAACAGGCGAAAGGGTGAAGCCAGTCATCAGCTTGTAGTCACCCAGAATCTCACGCTCTTCCTCAGTCGTAGCGAAAGGAACGGTCACGCCCCCTATTGCCACACCGTCTTGAATCGCAGGATTGATCAGGATGACCCCGACCTCCTCTGGCTTGCACCCAAGCTCATCAGCGATGACTTCGGGAGCATTGTTCTTCCAGAAGAAGGTCTTAGCGAGGCCGGGCGCACCTTGAACGTACATGGGTTGCCAGCCATTGGCTCTTTTAAGATTCAACCTAACCTGCTTTTCTAGGTTAGGGATCGTAGTGGTAGGTATGTGTGATGTCATGTTTTGGCTCTCCAAGTTATTATTTAAATTAAGTCGGGCAGAATTCCACCCAACACTGGTTGACCTTGAGGCTGTGCCACTGAGGGCGTACCTGCTGGTCTGTTTTTGATCTTGGTCAATTCATCCCTGACTGTCTTTGCAGTCTCGATAGAGACTCGCCTCGCCTTCTCTTGAGGCAACGTCCTATCCTCACCGCCCCAATCTTCACGAGTCATGTTGCCGATATTTGCGATGATATCGTCAGCCATCCCAGTGATGCGTGGGTCAGCATCCATGCAAGCAGTGAAGTCCCTGAGCTTCTCTCCAAGCAACTTGGAGTTATTTATCAAGGCTGAGGGGCTGAGTCGCTTGCCCTGAGAAAGTTGCTTGACCACATGATCCATTTGCTCGATCACATCAGTCAGTACATTTGCCTGTGCCGACTTCATAGTCTCACCAAGTTTTTTGGCGTTACGGTTGGCAATCTCGACTGCTACTGCCTTGGGAATGTGAAGCGTGTTACCTAGCCCAAGCTCAGGTAGTGGAGCAGGGTCGCTGATATCGATGTACATAGAAGCTATGAACTCGTCAGCAGTAGGGTACTGCATGTAGGGAGATACACCGCCATCGACTCCGACCTTCTTGAAGTTGTGGTTTGCGGCTCGTCTACCTGCCTCACAGTAGCGGTCATAATCCTGCATGAAAGCTCTGAGAGACCTGTTTGCCTCATCTACCATCGGGTCAAACTCAGCCCTGACATTGATGTAATTGGCACTAGGAATCCCTCGCGGTACTCCTGACTTGCCACGCTCACCAAGTTGAATTGAGATGTTATCCCAGTAAGTGTTGATTGCTGATCGAGGCTTGATGACCCGATCCTTGTACGCTTGCTGATAGTCCCCGAACAACGGAACGATCATGGTTACATCAGCCATTGGCTTCTTGGCTTTCGCGCAGAAAGCAATGACCTGATCTCGTACATCCTTGGGCAAGGTCTGCGTCATGCCCTTCCGCGCAATCGATACGGTCATGGTGACCATCGACTTACGGAAGTTTTCGACAAACTCAACCCCGAAGTTTTCTTCTTGCATACTATGTCCTCTTGGTTAATGTTGGGTCTCACGACACCCTGAGCAGGGTGTTTCGGCTGATCCCCATCAGCCATCATCGGGTGAGTTGTTTTTAGTAAAAGTGTCGAATTGCCGCACCGCCCACAAAAAGAGTGACTACTACATTTTCTCTTCCCTCAGACTCTAGCTCATCAGCAAAATCAAAGGCATCTTGTGCGTCATCAAACATGTCTAAGCCAAACATCGGAAAATTTTCGTTGTCGTGAGTTACTTGAAATTGAACTTCAGAGTTAAGCTCATCCTGATCAATCCTGATCTTCTCAGGCTCATAAATGTAGATAGCCCACATTGCGAAGAAGCTTGACACGATCAATACCGCAAACCCGATGTAACCGAACAACTGTCCCATCTCATGCGTGGCGTGGGCAGGATCGTTCAGCCCAGTAGCGACACCCACGAACAAGACTAGAATTCCAGACAGTGAACTCAGTATCCAAACCGCTATGCTGTGATTGCTCATATTGTCTGTTGCTCCACGGTTATGGCGTAACCAAGTTGCTTGACGCAAGCAATGGTGTCGCTCGTTAATGTCTTAGTGTCAGCGATTCGGGCAAACATCTTCGCCTTCTCACACACTGGATAAACCACTTGGTTGCCATAATTGTTGGCAAGCCTCACTAATATTTCCATATCAATAACCTCTCCAGATTTTTTGTTGTAGTCTCTGAGCGGCCAAGGCTTTCTCGTGGCTCAACACGAAGTACATAGAAGCACTCCAGATGAATATCGCACCAATAGATAATGCAACCATAACCGCTCTCCCGATTAAGTTAGTTTGTTTCGGCTCTGCTGAGCCATCATCAGTGGGACAGCATCAGTCCCAGACATATCACCCTTGGTCATCGATCCGCTTCACAGAGCGGCTTCTCCGAAGGCATCGTGTCTCACGACATGAGCCTGATGATTCACCCTAAGTCCTCTAAGGTCGGTCACATTTAAGGTCTCTCTCCAGACCACCCCTCTTAACTTCTTATTACTTGCTGGGCTTGGCAGGAAGTTTCGCCTTCCTCGTAAGCGGCCAACTCACACGCTGGCAACGAGTGCGTATTATAAGCTTACTCTCAACATGCTGACAATACCTTTTTTATATTTATTTCATTTAATTTACATTCTTTTATTCCTACTACATTGGTATTGGATTTGATCCCAGTGGTTGATCAGTTCACTCAAAAAAGCTCCTCCTTTATATACACCTATTTTTCATCTATTTGATTAAACACTTGACAGGCTATTATTCTTTTTAATTATCAATGACTTACTCTCATGTTTATTTATGGTAATAATACAGATCCTAGAACGCTCACCACGCGAAAGTAAGCATGTAGGTAATACATTGACAAGGGTTTAGAGATCGTTGCTCAGAGAGCTATTCATGAAATGTCAAGAGTAAGGTTGAATTTATTTGAGACCGCGCTATCTTTGGATATGTAGCCTAATCACGCATATGGGGGAAGTAATGACTGACGAGTCAACAGTAAAAAAGAAGGATAAACCGCCCACGCCCAAGATGCTCCACTTCAGCCGTTGTCTCGCAAGCGGCATGAGCCAAGCCCAGAGTTATAGAGAAGCGTACAACACTGAGGGAATGGCAGATGCGTCTATCCACACTGAGGCATGTAGGCTTGCTAATGACCCTAGGATTACCGCAAGGGTTAACCAGATAATAGCGGTGAGGGAGCGGCATGTAGCCTCTGCCAGTTCGACTATAAAAGATCGAGCAAAGGTATTGGAGTTCCTCCGATTAGCAATGGAAGCTGACCACGCATCAGGATCTCAACTGAGGTCAGCGGAGCTACTGGGCAAGGCCGCAGGGCTGTTCACTGATAAGATACAGGTCGAGACAGATCAGTCGAGCAGTGAAGATATAGCCGCTGAGTTGATAGACAGGTTGCAGAGGATTGCCAATGCCAATGATGACACACTGACTGACCAACAGGATGACATGACCACAGAGACTAAACACTGACAGGTCAGGAGCAATCGGATGAGACACGGGAAGTACACGAGCCGCAAGCCTGATCAAATTTTGACCAGTACAATTTTTAACCTGATCAATTTTTAACCAGAACTTTTATTTTTATTTTTCCTGTATTTTTCTAGGCGATGATACTATGCCGTACCCCCCCCTGAGCGTGTGCGTGCCTAGCATGTGTATACATAGTGATCCGCTCATAAAAATACCAATTTTTTCCTAATGTCAACATGTCAATCTTGAATTGCCACCCCTAAAATTTTAAGATAAACGCACAGGAGTCCCTACCCCAAAAAAAATTTCTAAAAAAAAGCTTGCTTTTTCTGTCAAGTACCCCTTAAATGCTAAACTCCTGCGGTAAGTTCTTACCTAGGTAATTACCTGATCAGGAACTTTCTCTAGGAATTGTCTAAGCCCCCTTTGAGGGGGGCTAGTTATTTAATTAAATGATCAGGTAATTTCCTGATCAGGTAATTACCTAGGGTGTTCCACGTGGAACATTTATGAATATAGATCAAAACCTTTTAAGTCAGGTTCCAAACCTTCCCTTAGAAGAGCAAAAGGAAATCAAGAGACTACTTGATAATCTTGATTCCGCGAAGAAACGTGAATCTGCTCAAAACACCTACATGGGTTTTGTGAAAGAGATGTGGCCCGCTTTTATAGAGGGTAGGCATCATAAGATCATGGCTGATGCGTTTGAAAAGATTGCTAGGGGCGAACTGAAGCGGTTGATAGTGAATATGCCGCCAAGACATACCAAGTCAGAGTTTGCTTCTTATTTGTTACCTGCATGGTTTCTGGGACAGTTCCCAGATAAAAAGATTATACAGACGGCACATACTGCCGAATTATCTGTAGGGTTCGGGCGAAAGGTTCGTAACCTAGTGGATAGTGAAGATTTTAAAAAGGTTTTCCCGAAGCTGGCATTGAGGGCTGACTCCAAAGCTGCGGGACGATGGAGTACCGATTCGGGTGGCGAATACTTTGCTATCGGGGTTGGTGGTGCAGTGACGGGTAAAGGCGCGGATCTACTTATAATTGATGATCCCCATAGTGAGCAGGAAGGACAAAGCGCAGACCCTTCGGTATTTGATAAAACCTACGACTGGTATACATCTGGCCCTCGCCAGCGATTACAACCCAAGGGTGCTATTGTTATCGTGATGACACGATGGCATATGAGAGACCTGACGGGAAAGATTATAAAAGCCTCTGCTCAAAGGCAAGGAACCGATGAGTGGGAGGTGATAGAATTTCCGGCAATCATGCCATCAGGCAAAGCCCTGTGGCCTGAGTTCTGGAGTATCGAGGAGTTAACCTCCTTGCAAAGTGAACTACCCGCTCCTAAATGGAACGCACAGTACCAACAAAATCCAACCGCTGAAGAAGGCGCACTTGTAAAACGCGAATGGTGGAAGCGATGGGAGTATGATTCTCCCCCGCCCTGCGAGTTCGTTATTCAATCATGGGACACGGCATTTCTCAAAACCCAACGGGCAGACTACTCTGCTTGCACAACATGGGGTGTGTTTTACACTCCGAATGACGAGGGTGCTACCGTTCCTAATATTATCCTCCTTGATGCATACAAAGAGCGTCTTGAGTTCCCAGAACTTAAAAAGACAGCTTATGAGATGTGGCAGGAGGCACAGCCTGATGCGTTTATCGTGGAAGGCAAGGCGGCAGGAATGCCTTTGATATTTGAACTCAGGGCGATGGGTATACCTGTATCGGAATACACCCCGTCCCGTGGCAACGACAAGATTGCCAGAGTGAATGCCATTGCAGACCTGTTTGCATCTGGCGTTGTCTGGTGTCCAGAAACGAGGTTTGCAGAAGAAGTAATCGAGGAATTTGCGGCATTTCCCGCAGGAGAGCATGACGATCTGGTCGATTCATCCACGCAAGCCCTGTTGAGATTCAGACAAGGCGGCTTTTTAAGCCTCAACACAGACGAGGAAGACGAGCCTATATACAGGAAAACAGTGAGTTATTACTAATGTCTGTTATAGATGCAAAGGATGTCGCGGCAGAATTAAGCGCACATGAACGAGAATGTGCCTTGCGGTATGAACATATTCAAGAAAGGCTTGAGGCAGGGGAAAAGAGATTTACCCGCATTGAAGCCATGATTATAGGAATATACGTTATTCTTATTGGGTCACCAATAGTAACGCAACTTATCAACTAAGGAGGCTTATGCCTTTTTTGCAAAGTAACATCCCGTACTTCAAGTGCTGGGTGCGTAGGGAATATACACACGGTCATCAAAAATATCATGGGGAGTTTCTCCATGCGATGGCAATAGCCGTTACCACCATACCCTGTCGGTGTCTGAGCTTCCAAGTAATCTTTACTGGAGCAGAGACCTACGACAACGATGAACCCAATGTTCATGGTGGGGCAATGTGGGCAAGAATGCCAATTACAGCACTGGTAGGCGACACCCCTTTCGAGGAGTGGCCTGAGCCAATGCCTGTATGGGCGGCACAACCTTGGGACTGTTCATCGAGGACACATGCAGTATATGTTCTCGACAGATGTACACCTTGTCCTTGGTTGGCAAAGATTGATGGCGAGTTTTATCCTGCCAAGTATTATTTTACCGTGGATTACACCGATTCCGAGATTGGTGATGATCCTGCACAACACAAGCAATCCCATGTTCTGGAACTGCTGGATGCAGGGGAATGGACAGGGAACATTATAGCGTTACCGAATAATAGAGTCAGAGTTACGCACCCAGCTTGGTTTGAGGTTGGGGATGGCGCACCTGACTTTAGACCATCCCAGCATGTCCATTACAGCAAGTCTGATCTGGATTACACGCTGGATGTAAACAAGGTGTTTGATAACTTATATTCTGGGGTTAAAGATGAAAAAGAAATCTAAAGGCTATTCCAAGGGCGGCAAAACCATGAAGCCAAAAGGATACGCTAATGGTGGCAAGGCAAAGATGCCTATGGCAAAAGACCCGAAGACTGGTCAGATGGTTCCAACCTTTGCTATGGATGGCAAGGGTAAAATGGGCAAAGGGGGCAAAATAATGATGGCTCCCAAGGGAATGAGTGCTGGCGGTGCAGTAAATACAATGAGCAAGGACATGAAGAAAAAGTCCAAGGGCATGGCTATGGGTGGCTCGGTAGCGAGAGGATCAGGTGCGGCAAGACCCCAAAATTTCCGAAAAAACGGATAGGAACAAAAGAATCAAAGCCTTGATGGAGCGTGGCGCGGCAGTTCTTAAAAAAGCAAAAGAAATAATTTTGCGTGAAAATGCTGTTGTGTATGTATCTCCAAAAAAACAACGCAAGCGTAGCATTTCTCTGGACGCGGCTTTTGAGAAAGAAAAGAAGTCTTCGGGCAAAAGGAAAAAATAATGGCTATAGATAAAGCTCAGACTCCTTTTATGCCTGAGATGATGTCAGAAGGGGAAACGCTGGATATTGAAATAGTCAATCCAGAGGCTGTTTCTATTGAGACAGAAGATGGCGGGGTCTTGATAGACTTTGACCCAGACAACCCAATGACGGGAGGCATGAACCATGACTCCAACCTTGCAAACTTTATGGATGACAAGGAGCTTCACTCGCTTGCATCCGATCTTGTGTCTTCTTATCAGGCAGACAAGGAAAGCCGATCAGACTGGGAACAGTCCTATATACAAGGTCTTGACCTGTTAGGATTAAAGTTTGAGGACAGAACAACACCTTGGGACGGGGCATGTGGGGTATTTCATCCCATGCTCTCAGAGGCAGTTGTTCGCTTTCAAGCCCAGACAATACAAGAGATTTATCCAGCGTCAGGGCCAGTAAAAACACAGATTGTCGGCACACTGACCAACGAAAAGGTGTCTCAGGCAAACAGGGTTCAAGATTATCTGAATTACCTGATTACCGAAAGAATGACAGAATACAGGACAGAAACAGAAAAACTGTTGTTCTCCCTGCCGATAGCAGGTTCTGCGTTCAGAAAAGTCTATTACGATCCCAACATGTCCAGACCCTGTGCCATGTTTGTTCCGGCAGAGGACTTTGTAGTCAGCTATGGAGCCGCAGACCTAGAGACATGTGAACGTGCCACGCACGTTATGAAGAAGACAGCTAACGAAATCAGGAAATTACAGGTTGCAGGATTCTATTCTGATGTGGACTTGTCCCAGCCAGAGCCTGACATTAGCGAGATCGAGGAAAAATACAACCGATTAACAGGTGATTCGGACAATTACGAGTACGACCACCGACATACCCTGCTTGAAATGCATGTGCATATTGATCTGGTAGGGTTTGAAGACATGGACATGGGCGAACCGACAGGTATCGGGCTTCCCTATGTAGTGACTATAGAGAAGTCGTCAAGAAAGATACTGTCCATCAGGCGCAACTGGTACGAGGACGATCCCAAAAAGATGCCTCGTCAGCACTTCGTACACTACCAATACCTGCCGGGGTTTGGCTTTTACGGCTTTGGTCTGGTTCATATGATTGGTGGGCTGTCTAAATCAGCCACTTCATTGCTACGGCAGTTGGTAGATGCAGGAACTCTGGCTAATCTTCCCGGTGGTTTGAAGGCTAGGGGGCTTAGAATAAAGGGTGATGAGACTCCGATTATGCCCGGTGAGTTTCGGGATGTGGATGTTCCTAGTGGTGCGATACGGGATAACATCTCTTTCCTCCCTTATAAAGAGCCTTCTAACGTCCTGTATCAGCTTCTGGGCGATATTGTCAATGAAGGGCGTAGATTTGCATCAGCGGCAGACGTAAAGGCGGCAGACATCAATGGCGAAGCCCCAGTAGGAACCACTTTAGCTGTTTTAGAGCGTGAAATGAAGGTGTTGAGCGCGGTACAGGCGCGAGTTCACCATTCTGTAGGCGCAGAACTTAAAATTCTGGCTGAAATTGTCAGAAATCACGGGCCAGAAACCTATCCATACGACTTGGTAGACGATCCTCTGGCTTCAGAAGACTTTGATGAGCGTGTAGATATCATCCCAGTAAGCGATCCTAACTCTGGAACGATGGCTCAACGCATTATGCAGTACCAAGCGGCACTACAACTGGCCTCTCAAGCACCCCAGATGTACGATTTACCGCTTTTACACCGTCAAATGCTGGAAATTCTTGGAATCAGGGACGCAGAAAAGATTGTTCCGCTTGAAAATGAGATATTGCCAACCGATCCAGTGACAGAAAACATGAAATTGGTGACAGGAGAGCCTGTAAAAGCCTTTTTGTACCAAGATCACGAGGCTCATATCCTTACACACACCTCTGGTATGCAAGATCCACGGATTATGGAGGTAATGTCGAAGAATCCGAAGGCAAAAGAGGTGATGGCGGCTACTCAAGCGCACATTGCAGAGCATTTAGCCTTCGCATACCGCCAACAAATCGAAAAAGAGCTTGGTGTGCCACTACCACCGCCTAATGAGCCACTTCCAGAGGACATTGAGCTTAGAATATCCAAACTTGTGGCTCCTGCCGCGGCCCAGTTGACTGGAAAAGCCCAACAAATGGCTCAGGCAGAGCAAAATGCGAAACAAATGCAAGATCCTGTCATTCAGATGCAACAGAAAGAGCTTCAGATCAAGGAACAGGAAGCTGCGGCAAAAGCTCAGGCAGAAATGGCGAAAATACAGCTAGATTTGCAGAAGAATCAACAAAAAACTGCGCTTGAAATAAGCAAAATGACCCAGCAGGAAAGAATAGAAGAGCAACGTCTACAAGCAAAACTAGCTTCAGATATGATTAAAGAACAAGAAATACAGTCAAAAGAATTGATAGAAGGAGCAAAAATAGGCATAGACATGGCTCAAAAAATAATAGACAATTCTAATGACTGACAGGTTAGCAATAAACGCATTGCAGATTTTGCGGGATGAAATCCGTAAACAGATGAACGAAATGGCAGATCATATTTCGGGCGGTGGTTGCAAAGACTTTAGTGAATATCAGCACTGCACAGGCATAATTAAAGGCTTGGCAGTAGCAGAAAGAGAGCTTCTTGATCTTGATAAGAGGATTGAGGGCGAATAGTTTCTCCACATAACGTGGTGCAAAGTGACTCTGGACACAAACATCCAGTGCAAGAGAGAACATTATGGAAGCAGTAAAAACGGTTGACGAGACAGAGCCTGACAAAGCTCACCAGCTACCAAGACCGCAAGGCTATAAAATACTCATAGCGTTACCTGAGCCAGAAGAAAAGACAGAAGGCGGCATAATCAAGGCAAAACAGACACTCGATCTTGAAGAAATCGGATCTATAGTTGGTTTTGTAATGGCTTTAGGGCCAGATGCCTACGCAGATAAAAAGCGTTTTCCTAACGGTGCTTATTGCAAGGAAGGCGACTTTATTATTATGCGCTCTTATTCTGGAACAAGAATCAAGATTCACGGCAAGGAGTTTAGGCTAATCAATGATGATAGCGTAGAAGCCATTGTTGATGATCCTAGAGGAGTGATTAAAGCATGAGTGAAGAAGCCGCAGTACCAGAAACAACAGAAACTTCTTTTGAAGAAAAGTTTCTTGGAGTAAGAACAAGAATTGGAAACTCAGGCGAAGAGGAAGAAGTGCCTGATGTAGAGATAGTGGATGACAGGCCAGAGGAAGACAGGCGACCTCCACAAAAAGCTGAAGTCAAAGAGGAAGAAGAGTCCGAAGAGGACGAGCTTGAAGGCTACAGCGATAAAGTTAAAAAGCGTATTAACAAGTTGCGCTATCAACAGCATGAAGAACGTAGACAGCGCGAAGCCGCTGAGAAGATGCGTGAAGAGGCTGTTCGTGTAGCCCAGAACTTGCAACAACAGAACCAGCAATATCAAGATGTGATTCGCAATGGCGAAGCCATGTTGGTTACCCAGATCAAGGATCGTGCGGCTTTAGCGGTAGAGAAGGCAAAAGGTCAATATGCGTCAGCACATGAGGCAGGGGAAACCGATAAGCTACTTGAGGCTCAAGATGCCTTGATATCGGCTCAGGCAGAGCTAAGAGAGGCTAACAACCAAGTTGCCGCTGTAGAGCAAAGGCAAAAGCAATACGAGGCTTATGTTCAGCAAACAGCCAACCAGAATCCGCAACAGGGACAGTATGTTGCCCCTCAGCAGGAACCAGTTCAACAGCCAGCGGCTCCACAGCCTAGCGAAAAAGCAACGCAGTGGGCGAAGGACAATCCTTGGTTTACAAGCGAAGATCACAAGGACATGACGGCTCTGGCTTACGGAGTGCATGAAAAGCTGGTAAAAGATCATGGGTTTGACCCAGATTCAAATGAGTATTTTCAAGAAATTGATCGTACCATGCGATCCAAGTTTCCAGAATATTTTGGTGAAGACGGTGGTGAAGGACAAGCCCCCTCATCTTCCCGAAAGGCTTCCACGGTAGTCGCACCCTCCTCAAGGAGTAATGGTGCAAAACCGCGCAAAGTGAGGTTAACGTCCACCCAAGCCAAACTCGCCAAGCGGCTAGGGTTATCAAATGAGCAGTATGCCAAACAACTCATAAAAGAAGGAGTTTAAAGATGGCTGAAGAGCGCACATCAAGGTCTGTAGAAGACCGAGAAGTTGAAAAAAGGTCAAGTGATGCATGGGTTCCACCTTCAACACTACCAAATCCCGACCCAAGACCGGGCTGGGATCATCGTTGGATACGAACAGCAACTCTGGGAAATGAGGACAATACAAACGTATCTCAAAAATTCAGAGAGGGCTGGGTTCCAGTGAAGAAGGAAGACTACCCAGAAATCCAAGTGATGTCCGATGTTAACTCGCGGTTTGAAGGTAACATTGAAATTGGAGGACTTTTACTTTGCAAGGCTCCAACGGAAGAAATGGGCAAGCGAAAGCAGTATTATGAATCTGCTGCCGCACAACAAATGGAATCAGTTGACAACAGCTTCATGAAAGAGAACGATCCGCGAATGCCTTTATTGAAACCAGAGCGTAGTTCGCGCACCACTTTTGGAAGAGGTTAATCTTTAAATCATTCATTTTTAGGAGATGAATTATGGCAACTTCAGCCGCCCCGACTGGGGCTGAACCTGTAGGCACTCTTAGTGCCAGCGGTTCTTTTACTGGCAAAGTTCGCCACATTAAGATTGCAAGTGGTTATGGCACGGCTATCTTTTATGGCGATTTTGTAAAATTGGTTAGTTCTGGAACTGTAGAGAAAGACACAGGAACAACTTCTCTAACACCTGTAGGTGTTTTTATGGGTTGTTCTTATACAGATCCTAGCACCAACCAGAAGACGTTTAACCAGACTTTCCCTGCAAGCACTGCGGCTTCTGACATCATGGCGTATGTCCTTGATGATCCGAATGTTCTCATGCTAATGCAAGGAGATGCGACTTTGGCTCAAACTACGCTTGGAAACAACGTAGCGGTAGTTCAAACGGCTGGTTCGACCACTATTGGGCGCAGTAAGAATGCAGTTGATTCAAGTACTGTGGCTACCACTAACACGCTACCGTTAAGGATCGTTGACTTTGTTGACGGCCCTACAAGCACGGTAGGTGATGCGTTTACGGATGTCATCGTTAAATTTAACGTGGGACATATATACGTAAACACCACTGGCATATAAGGAGACTGAGTAATGGCTATTTCAAGAGCGCAGATGCTCAAGGAGCTTTTACCGGGTCTTAACGCCCTGTTTGGTCTTGAGTATGAGAAGTACGAGGACGAGCATACCATGATGTACGAGACTGAATCTTCAGACAGATCGTTTGAAGAAGAAGTCAAGTTGTCAGGGTTTGGCTCTGCTCCTGTTAAAGCTGAGGGAGCGGCAATTAGCTACGACTCAGCACAAGAGTCGTTTACGGCTCGTTACAACCATGAAACCATTGCATTGGGATTCAGCATTACAGAAGAAGCTATGGAGGATAACCTCTATGATTCCCTGTCTGCTCGATACACCAAGGCGTTGGCTCGTGGTATGGCTTACACTAAGCAAGTCAAAGCGGCTAATCCGTTCAACAACGGTTTCACCAATTCATTCCAGTCTGGTGACGGGGTTAACCTGTTCACTGCATCTGGCGATGGTGTAACTGGCGGTGATGGACATCCGCTTGTAAGCGGAGGCAAGAACAGCAACCGTCCTGCGACTGCGGCTGACCTCAACGAAACTTCATTGGAAGATGCGGTAATTAATATTGCGGCATTTACTGATGAGCGTGGATTGTTGATTGCGGCTCGTCCCAGACGATTGATTGTTCCACCTGCGTTACAGTTTGTTGCTACTCGTTTGCTGGAATCAGCAGGAAGAGTTGGCACTGCTGATAACGACATCAATGCAATCAGGAATAACGGTGCTATTCCAGAAGGCTATATGGTCAACCACTATTTGACCGATAGCAATGCTTTCTTTGTCATCACAGACGTTCCTAACGGAATGAAGCATTTCGAGCGTACTCCGCTTGAAACATCTATGGATGGCGACTTTGATACGGGCAATGTCCGTTACAAGGCTAGAGAGCGTTATAGCTTTGGTGTCTCAGACCCTCTTGGCGTGTACGGCTCTCCCGGTACGTCATAAACCTAGGGGGGCTTTGCCCCCCTTTTTTTCCTGACTGCGTAAGCAGACACTAGCCTAGACAGGAGAACATAATGGCTAATACAACTTTTAATGGCCCCGTCCGTTCAGAGAATGGATTCACGGTCATATCCAAAAACAGTACAACAGGTACTGTCACAACTGAATTCACCCTTGACGGAAACGGCTTGCAGGTCACTCCAGTTGCCTTAGCAGATACAACAGCTATTTCGCTAACAGCAACGGCTCATGGAGGAAGAACCTCTGTAGTTCCTGCTCTGTCAGCTAACTGCACTTTGACTCTACCTAGTCCCTCTGCTGGTGTTTTCTTTAAGCTAGTTTACGGTGGTGCGGCAGAAGAGACAGAAAATCTGATTATTGATACAGGATCAGACACAAACTTCTATCTGGGCGGTATCGTTCATCTTGACTCAAACGCAGATAATGTCTCTGTTTATGCGGATGGAAACTCAAACTCAATCCTGACTTTAACGGATTTTGGTTTATTTGAGATTAATGTACTGGCAAAAGATTCAACCAATTGGTATATCTGGGGCTATCAAGAAGGTGCGGATGTTCCTGCCTTCACTGACCAGTCATAAGACATGGGGGCGTAAAGCCCCCCTTTATTTTGGAGATATACAATGGCTGATGCAGTAACCTCTCAGACAATCCAAGATGGCGCACGAAACCTGATTATGAAGTTCACTAATGTGAGTGACGGATCAGGCGAGTCTGCTGTCAAGAAAGTAGACGTATCTGCTTTGTCTGCTGATCCAATGACAGGTGCTACATGTACCCGCGTAGTGATTAGCAAAATACAATTTTCTACAGTTGGCATGAGCGTTAAAATAGAATTTGATGCTTCCACTAACGTGTTGGCGGCACATCTGCCAGCAGATTACGCTGACGAATTAGACTTTACGTCTTTTACTGGCATACCCAATAATGCTGGTTCTGGTATCACTGGAGACATTGACTTCACAACAGTGGGGCATGGCAGTGGTGATGCTTATACAGTGGTTTTAACAATGGTGAAATCCTATGGCTAAACTTGAAGTCTTTCAAAACGGAAACTGGAATAATGGAGATCCTGTATACCAGATTGGTATGAAGAACTCTGATGGTACATATGAAACCGTTGTCTTTGACTTAATGACCAAATCGGAAGCAGAGCGAGTTTTAAAAGAAATGAGCAAGGATTTGGAAGTTGTTAGATCAAGGACGAAAGACGGAACTTTTGCCAAGGACGATCCTGACACAAAAGAAAATGAGGCATGGGAAGTTAAAAAGAAAACCCCTGTCAAGAAAAAGGCTCCAGTTAAAAAAGCTGCGGCTAAAAAAGCTCCTGTTAAGAAGAAAGCCCCTGCAAAAAAGAAAGCTGCTAAGAAGAAGTAATGCGTAATTATAGGAAAGAGTACGATAATTACCATTCTAAGCCGAAGCAAAAAAAACGAAGAGCAGGAAGAAATGCTGCTAGAAGAAAAATGATTTCTGCTGGCAAAGCAAAAAAAGGCGATGGAAAGGACGTTCATCACAAGGACAGAAATCCTATGAATAACAAATCAAGCAATTTAAAAGTAACGTCTAAATCTAAAAACCGAAAAGTTAATAGCAGAGGATAAATTTATGGGAATGGGCGGATCATTACAGCAAGGATACAATCCTTATGGAATGTATGACAATCAAGGTGGATTTACTCCATCTGGGCAACCTAGCAGTTTTGGTCGCTCTCCTTATTCTGTGCAAAATATAATACAAAGAGATAGAATGATGGGAGGTTATAACCCTTATTCTATGGGCATGGTTCCTAACTACGCCACAACCAGTTATATGAATCCATATAGCAGTCCTTACTCAAGACCATACTTTCCTCAGACAACTGGTTCGTTTTTTAGAAGCAACGCTCCGGCGTATGGGTTTTATGGTCAACCAGAAACATTTGGAATGCCGGGGCCGGGATATCCAGATCCTTTTAATGTCAATCCTTATAGTGCCTATAATGTAATGGGAGGCCCATCGAAAGGTGCGCCACAGCAAGGATATAATCCTTACGGGATGTATGGCAATCAAGGCGGATTTACTCCATCTGGTAGATTC